TCAATCCATAACTCAATTCATTATCAGATTCAGTATTTAAAAAGATTCGGAGTTTAATATGTCAGCTAAAGACGTAAAATTTGGTGATTCAGCTCGTTCAAAAATGATTGCAGGCGTAAACGTACTTGCAGATGCGGTTAAAGTGACTTTAGGCCCTAAAGGTCGTAACGTAGTGATTGACCGTTCTTTCGGTGCTCCGCACATCACTAAAGACGGTGTAACTGTTGCTAAAGAAATTTCATTAAAAGACAAATTTGAAAACATGGGTGCTCAACTTGTTCGTGAAGTTTCTAGCAAAACTAACGACATCGCTGGTGACGGTACTACAACAGCAACTGTACTTGCTCAAGCAATTTTAAATGAAGGGATCAAATCTGTAACTGCAGGTATGAACCCAATGGATTTAAAACGTGGTATTGATATCGCAGTAAAAACTGTAGTTGAAAATATCCGTTCAAATGCAAAACCAGCTGACGATTTCAAAGCGATCGAGCAAGTAGGTTCTATCTCTGCTAACTCTGATACTACTGTTGGTAAACTTATCGCTCAAGCGATGGAAAAAGTAGGTAAAGAAGGCGTAATTACTGTAGAAGAAGGTTCTGGCTTCGAAGACGCGTTAGACGTTGTGGAAGGTATGCAGTTTGATCGTGGTTATATCTCTCCATACTTTGCAAACAAACAAGATACTTTAACTGCTGAACTTGAAAACCCGTTCATTCTTCTTGTAGACAAGAAAATCAGCAACATTCGTGAATTGATTTCTGTTTTAGAAGCAGTTGCAAAAACTGGTAAACCACTTCTTATCATCGCTGAAGATGTTGAAGGTGAAGCGCTTGCTACACTTGTAGTAAACAACATGCGCGGTATTATCAAAGTATGTGCTGTTAAAGCTCCTGGTTTCGGTGACCGCCGTAAAGCAATGCTTCAAGACATCGCAATCTTGACTGGTGCAACTGTTATTTCTGAAGAAGTTGGTATGTCTTTAGAGCAAGCAACTCTTCAAGATTTAGGTACTGCGCACAAGATCACTGTGTCTAAAGAAAACACTGTTATTGTTGATGGTGCTGGTGATGCTGCTGGTATTGCTGAGCGCGTTCAACAAATCCGTGCTCAAATTGAAGAATCTACTTCAGAATATGACCGTGAAAAATTACAAGAACGCGTTGCTAAATTAGCAGGCGGTGTTGCTGTAATTAAAATCGGTGCAGCGACTGAAGTTGAAATGAAAGAGAAGAAAAGACCGTGTAGACGACGCGCTTCATGCAACTCGTGCTGCGGTTGAAGAAGGTGTTGTTGCTGGTGGTGGTGTTGCTCTAGTACGTGCGGTTAATGCATTAGATGGCTTAAAAGGCGCTAATGAAGATCAAACAGCAGGTATCAACATTTTACGCCGTGCGATCGAAGCTCCACTTCGTCAAATCGTTGCAAACGCTGGTGATGAGCCATCTGTAGTGATCAATGCAGTTAAAGGTGGTGAAGGTAACTTTGGTTACAACGCTGCAACTGGTGAATATGGCGATATGTTAGAAATGGGTATCCTTGACCCAGCTAAAGTAACTCGTTCTGCACTTGAGCATGCAGCTTCTGTTGCTGGCTTAATGTTAACTACAGAATGTATGATTACTGACATTCCTGAAGATAAACCAGCTGTTCCAGATATGGGCGGTATGGGTGGTATGGGCGGCATGATGTAAACCGCTCAATTTTAAGTTAAGTGTTTGTAATATAGTATTTAATTATTAATTTAAAGGTTATTTACTCACAGTATTACTCACATTTAATTTAGCCATAAAGAAAAGGTCGCTTAATGCGACCTTTTTCTTTAACTGATTTCATGCTCTCAGTTCCTGAATTTCATTATCATCTGCACCTTCTAGAATGCAGCTAAGAACATAACTATTTAACCAGAAGTTTTTACGGCCATTTCCAAGTGCTGTGGAACTTGCCTAATTAACTGAGCCATCCGGCTCATTTTTTTGCCTTGTTTCCTTGATGAGCTCTTGATGGATTTTTGAATTATGGCGAAGCTTAAAAAAGCCGAGCAACTCTTTATAGTTCGGTCACTTGCGCAATTCATGACACCCACAGAAGTTGTTAAGGCCATCAAGGAAACTTTCAACATTGTAGTGTCACCGCAGCAAGTGGAAGCATACGACCCGACCAAGGTTGCCGGGCGTGACTTAAGGAAAGAGTTTAAGGAAGTTTTTGAGGCAACGAGAAAGGAATATCTCAAACAGCCGATTCACAACATTAGTGGTGCTAATGACATTGTTCAGTTAAAGATTTTGAGTGATCTACTTTTTGTCAAAAAAATAACGTGACCATGACAATTAAGATCGTGGACCAAATGCAAAAGATCATGAAAGGTTTTTACGAGAAGCGGGTCGAAATTACTGGAGCTGGTGGTGGGGCAATAAAAACAGAAAATACTCAGATTCCACCACCGCCGGCACTGACACCTGATGAACTAGCAAAACTCAGTCCGGCTGAGCTTTCGCGCTTAGTGATTAATGGAAAGTTATGACTTATGCACTGGAAGAGATAGCGCCGTTAATTAAAGAGTGGACTATTAACGTACGCTTACCCGAAATAATGACCGAGATGACACGGCGTTATTACTACAAGGCGGCAATCGAGCAAAACGAACTTAGTATTCAGGCGGAGTTATACAAGTGCCGTAAGGATCCAGTCCATTGGTTTAACAATTGGATTTGGACATATGACCCGCGAGGTATGGCATTTGGTTTGCCTGCCAACATTCCTTTTGTATTGAGACCTAAACAGGTTGAGCTTGTGGCGTGGCTAGAGGAACGTGAAAGCACTCAAACACACGGACTAATTGAAAAGTCCCGTGATGAAGGGATGAGCTACGTTGTACTAGGTTTTTTCTTACATCGATGGTTATTTGTTGAAGGTTTTGCGGGTGGTGTTGGTAGTCGTAAAGAGGAATTGGTAGACAAGAAAGGCGACCCTAAAACCTTATTCCATAAATTCCGCGACATGTTCAGCAAAATGCCCCAATGGTTGAAGCCTAAGGGCTTTATCGAGAAAGTGCATGACAATTACATGCGAATTATTAACCCGGATAACGGAGCAACAATCACAGGTGAAGCGGGTGACAACATCGGTCGTGGTGGACGTACCACGATGTATTTTTTGGACGAGTGGGCATTCGTGGAGCGGCAAGAAGCTGTAGATGCTGCTATCTCGCAAAATACAAACGTTCATATCAAAGGATCTACACCTAACGGTATTGGTGATCGATTTCACCAGGATCGTTTTAGTGGTCGCTATTCAGTTTTTACTATGCCTTGGCGAGATAACCCGGATAAGAACTGGACCGTTACATATAACGGCAAAGTTATTTACCCATGGTATGAAAAGCAGTTAGCCACACTTGATGATGTTGTATTAGCTCAAGAGGTCGATATTAACTACGCCGCTTCTGTAGAGGGTGTCTTAATTCCTTCAGCTTGGGTGCAAGCTTCATTAGATGCGCACGTTAAGCTCAATATTGAGCCTACAGGTGATCGTATTGGCGGCTTAGATGTGGCAGATGAAGGTAGGGATAAAAACTCATTTACAGGTCGTCAAGGCGTTGTCATGAATTACTTGGCCACATGGTCAGGTAAAGGTGATGACATCTTTGGAACCACTCAAAAAGCTATGGATCTCTGTTTTGAGAAATCTATCGAAACGTTGTTCTACGACGCCGATGGTCTTGGAGCTGGGTGCCGTGGTGATGCCAGGGTAATTAATGAAAAGCGCCGTGAGTTAGGTTTGTCTGAAGTTAATGTCGAATCATTCCGGGGATCTGGTTCAGTTCATGATCCAGAGGGCGAAATGGTTGAAAAGCGTCTGAATAAAGACTTTTTCGCAAATCTCAAAGCTCAGTCTTGGTGGTCATTACGTTTGCGCTTCCAGGAAACTTTTAGAGCACTCGAAGGGCGTGATTATGATCCAGACATGATCATTTCACTATCAACTGAAGATATCGATGCTAAGGAATTGGCATTGCTCACCACTGAGCTATCTCAACCAACATACACAAAAAATGGTGTTGGAAAAATCCTAGTCAATAAACAGCCTGATGGTACTGCCTCACCTAACCGGGCAGATAGCGTCATGATTTGTTTTAACCCGCAAATTGCTGAGCTCAACGTTTGGGGCAAGCTGTAAAAGAGAAAGTTATGGGCTTAATTAAATTTACAAGAGATTCGTTCCAGAACTTTGCAGCTCGAGTTGGGTTGGGTTCTGGAAGTCAACACGATCAATCGACTTATGGTTTTAACTTCACAAGCCGAAATCGATTGAAGCTTGAAGCGATGTATCGATCAAGTTGGGTGGTTGGGCAAGCGGTCGATGTTGTAGCGGATGACATGACGCGTGAAGGAATTAACATCCGTGGCATGGATGATCCAGAAGATGTGGAGGCAATTAACCAGGAACTAGATAGCCTGCAAGTGTGGGATAAGATCAATGAGACAATCCGCTGGTCCCGACTTTACGGTGGGGCTATCGCTGTAATGTTAATTGACGGTCAAAATGTATCTACCCCACTTAATGTAAATACTATTGGTAAAGATCAGTTCAAAGGGTTGCTTGTTTTAGATCGCTGGATGGTTTTACCTGACTTGCAAGATCTAGTCACCGAGTATGGTCCAGATTATGGAATGCCTAAATACTATGATGTCATTACTGACTCAGTAGGCTTATGTAATCAGCGCATTCATTATTCACGTGTTTTCAGAATGGATGGGATTAAACTACCTTACTGGCAGGCTATAGCGGAAAATTTATGGGGCCAATCAGTTATTGAGCGCTTAGAGGATCGTTTAACTATTTTTGATAGCGCCACATTAGGTGCTGGCCAGCTTATCTATAAAGCACACTTACGCACATACAAGGTAAAAGGCTTGCGTAGTCTTATTGCAGCCGGTGGGCGAATGTATGACGCTTTGGTTGAGCAGATCAATCAAATTCGTCTATGGCAATCTAATGAAGGCCTAACGCTGATGGATGCTGAAGATACTTATGAAGCCCATCAATATAGCTTTGCCGGGCTTGATAATATTCTGATGCAGTTTGGCCAGCAAATTGCTGGTGCTTTGGGTATTCCATTAGTTCGTTTATTTGGGCAGTCTCCAGCGGGGTTTAGTGCAACTGGTGAGTCTGACTTATCAAACTATTACGACAATATCAACCAGCAGCAAGAAGGCCGTATGCGTACGCCTTTACATAAGTTGCTTGAAATTGTTTCGCGGTCAAAACTAGGTAAACCTCTACCTGATTCATTTAAGTTTGATTTCGCTTCATTGTGGCAGATCGATGACGAGAAAAAGGCAGAGATTGCGGCCAAAGTTGCCGAGGCAGTTACTAAGGTTGAAGAGGCTGGAATCATCTCACGTCAGACGGCGTTAAAAGAATTGCGTCAATCAAGCGAATCTACCGGTATTTTCTCTCATATTTCTGATGAGGAAATTAACCAGGCTGAAGATGATCCACCGCCGCCAAAAGAAGGTTATGACGATGAAGAGTCAAATAAGTCGGATATCACCGCACCTGGCGAGGAAGACCGAGATACGGTACAGCCAGCAGCTTAGAAAGATTGCGGGATACATTGATATGATCGTTAAAGGCTTTGATGTAAATGATCCAAAAGTCATACCCACTGATGATTGCGTCATTAAACGAGTATGCAAACACGCTTCAGTTTTGGGCGCAAAATGCAGCTGGTCGAATCATTACTGATGTCGCTTTAAGGGATGAGAAAACTTGGCTCATTTATGCAAAGGATTTATCACGTGGTGTACGTGAGCAAATCAGGAATACGGACACTGGAGCCGTATATCAGCAGCTTTTAAATGACCAAGTAAGGCTTATTAAGTCTTTACCACTTGATGCAGCACAGCGTATTCATGACCTGTCTACTCGATCGCTAATTGAAGGCAACCGTTCAAGTGAGATTGCTGGCTTGATTATGGCAACTGGCCGTGTGACAAGATCCAGAGCAAATACAATTGCCCGGACTGAGGTTAGCCGAGCATCATGCGTATTTACTCAAGCGAGAGCCGAAAATCTTGGATCCGAGGGTTATATCTGGCGAACTAGTGAAGATGGTGATGTAAGGCCAAGCCATAAGGCAATGAATGGGAAATTTGTTGCTTGGAACAGTCCGCCAACTTTGGATAATTTAAAAGGTCATGCCGGATGTTTGCCTAATTGTCGTTGTTATACGGAACCGGTAATCCCAAACTTTTTGAGCCTATTGTGCAAAGCTAAATTGCTGCTATATTTGAATATTCCAAATTCTGGAGAATAAATATGAGTATTAAAGCTGGAGATGTTGTACAACTAAATTCAGGCGGTTATGCAATGACTGTAGAAAAAATTCGCAAAGACAATGGTAAGGCAACATGTGTGTGGTTTGTTGATGGAGAAATAAAGTCCTATGACTTCGCACTAGAAGCATTAACCGTTGTTCAATAAGGTCTAAATATCTTAAAACCACCCTCGGGTGGTTTTTTTATGCCTGCAAAAAAGGTGATCCATGTTTAAAAAGAAACCGAAATCAAAGGCCACGGTAGATAGATCTAATTTCTACACTACTGGCCAACTTGGTAGAACACGGGAAACAACGCCTGAAGGTTATTTGCTTTGCCGAGATGTTCCATTAGCTCGGATTGGTAAATTGCTTTATGCCGATGGTGAAGTGCCAGTTACTGCTGACAACTCCGGTCTAATCATCATTGAACGTGGTGAAGATATTTTATTTGATCCACGTACGATCGCCAGTTTTGAAGGTAAGCCTGTCACCAATGATCATCCAAAGGGTTGGGTAACTCCGGAGAATTGGAAGAAACTTTCAAACGGAACTGCACATGATGTACGCCGTGGTGAGGATGAAGATTCTGATTGTTTAGTAGCTGATCTGCTCATCACAGACAAAGACATGATTGATGCTGTGATGAAAGGAAAAGTTGAGATTTCTCTAGGGTATGACGCTGATTACACGGAAATTAGCGTAGGTAAAGGGATTCAAACAAATATTTTTGGTAATCACATTGCTCTGGTTAAAAAGGGGCGTTGTGGGTCGCGTTGTAAAATCGGAGATAGTTTTATGCCTAAACAAAGTAAAGGCTGGTTGGAAAGCTTACGCAAAGCTAAACGTACAATTGATGAGGCTTTGGAAAAAGCCAAGAGCACTGATGAGGAGGATGTCGAAACCGAAGATGATGAAGAGGATGATGACGGTAAAACAACTGATGCTGCTATCAATCGTGAACTCTTGAAAGCCCTCAAAACAGTTCAAGCAACAGTCCAAACATTTGATGAGCGACTCTCAAGTCTGGAAAAGAAAAAAACCAAAGATTCCCAATCGGAAACTGAAGATGATGATGAAGAAGACGATGGTAAGGGGAAAGAAACCGAAGACGATATTTTGGAGGCTGAACAAGCTCAAAAATTATCTGAACAAGGTATTCAAAACCATACCGGTGATTCACTTCAAGAAGTTTTATCACGTGCAGAGGTTTTAGTACCGGGCTTTAAGATGCCAACTTTCGATAGTGCCAATAATGGCCAAGCTGTTTTAAATACCAAGCGCAATGTATTAAAACAGGCTTACGCTACGGCAGATGGGCAAAAAGTCTTAACGCCGTTTGTAGGTGCTACTCCGAACTTTGACACCATGCCAGCCTATACAGTCGATGCTGCATTTATTGGGGCATCGGAACTCATCAAACAACAAAATAACGCCGCTGGTGTACGTTCTGGCATTTCTACTCGTGATTTTGGCCGAGCGCCAATGACACCGGCTGAAATGAATAAACGTAACCGTGAATATTGGGCAAACAAAGGAAATTAATAAATGGGTAATGCATATCTATATCGTATGCCGTCAGGCATTCCAGGTGATATTTCACGAAAAGCACACTCCACAGTTGAAGCACACATCCTTAAAGGTAATTTTGGCGCCTTTGGTATTTTCGGAAAGCTAACAACAGATGGAATCGTACCGCTTGAAGCGGCTGATACCGATGTATACGGCTTAATTGTGCGTTCTTATCCTACACAATCAGCTTTAAATGGAATTGGTGCAGCTGTTCCTCAATCAGGAATTGTGAATGACATCATGCGCCGTGGTTACATGACAGTAAAATGTAACGCTGGTACAGCGAAAAAAAGCCGGGAAAGTTTATGTGCGTGTAGCTACAGGAACAGAACTAAAACCGATCGGTGGGATTGAAGCGGTTGCAGATGGTGTGAATACCATCGAGATCAAGAATGCAATGTTTATGCATGATGCTGATGCTCAGGGCAACGTAGAAATCTCTTACAACATCTAAAATATTTTTGACGTAAATCACGGCGCTATATGCGTCTTTTTTTACGCCTGGAGAAAATGAAAATATGAGTAAATTACTCTTAGCTTCGACCATGACTCAAGCCGTAGCAATGGGTCGACCAATTCGAGCGCGTACCCGTGATTCTGGAACAATGCATACCTTTGATGCCCGTACGATTGATAGTACTGGTGCATTCCTATTAGGTGAATTGGAACGCCTCGACCAAACTCTACATGAGCCATTAGCAAATATTACATGGGGCCGTGATATTGACTTGCGCTCTGATGTATCTATTGCAGATGAAGTATCTTCATTCACAAACTCTACTTTTGCTGCAGCTGGTGGTCCATCACCTACCGGGAAATCTTGGATTGGTAAAAATACCGATGCTATTGCAGGCATTGCATTGGATATTGGTAAGACTGCCCAACCTCTTAGCTTATGGGGTATGGAAATTGGCTATACCATTCCAGAATTAGAGTCTGCACGAGCTGTAGGCCGTCCAGTGGATGACCAGAAATTCAAAGGTATGAATCTGAAATATCAAATGGATATTGACGAGCAGGTATATATCGGCGATGACACGCTTGGTGTAGAAGGCCTTTTAAACTCTTCTAAAGTAGGTGCAACCAACGTTAATAAAAACTGGAAACTAGCAACCCCACAAGAAATTTTTAGACGATGTAAACCTTGTCTTAAATAACGCTTGGGTGGCTTCTGGTTTTGCGGTTTGCCCGGACAAGCTTTTATTGCCACCAGTGCAATTTAGTCTCTTAACTTCGCGTATTGTCAGCGAAGCAGGGAATATCTCTATTCTTGAGTTCTTAAAGCTCAATAGCTTAAGTAATTCAGTGAATGGCCGACCTCTAAATATTCAGCCTTCCAAGTGGTGTGTAAGCCGTGGTGCAGGTGGTACGGATCGTATGTTGACGTATACACAGTCTGAAGATCGTGTGCGCTTCCCGCTTGTACCATTGCAACGTACACCGATCGAATATCGTGGTATTCGACAAATTACTACCTATTTCGGCCGTTTAGGTGTTGTTGAATGGGTATATCCAGAAACAGCTTATTACGCTGATGGCCTATAAGGGGTGAGCATGTCTAAGTTAGTACAAATTCTTTTAAGTAAGCCGCTAACCGTTAACCTTGGTCGTGATGAACAAGGGGAAGCGAAAACAATCGTTTTGCAAGCTGGAATTCAAGAAGTTGAAGAAGACGTGGCCAAACATTGGTTCGTGAAAGCTCATTCACAGGAAATTCCAGCACATTCAGCATATACCAATGAGCTTGAACAAGTCCTTGAGCAGAAAGATCAGGAAATTGCAGCAATGCAAATCCAGATTGATGAAGCAGCAAAACAAATTCTTAAGCATGACGAAGAAATGAAGGCTAAGGATAAAGAACTTAGTGATCTTAAAATTCAGTCTGCTAAGGATCTTCAGACACAAGCTGGTGAAGCAAAAGATGCTCTAGATCAAGCACAAAAGGTGATTAAAGATCGTGATGCTGAAATTGCTAAGTTAAAAGCTGACTTGGCCAAAGCAACACCGGCAAAAAGAGTCTGCAAAAGAAAAAGACGCGCAAAAGGAAACCTAACCCATGATCAGTGAATCCTCTTTTCGTGAAGAAATGCCGGCATTTGCTGATACAACGCAATATCCGTCATTTCAGTTTAATTTCTATTTAAACCTCGGGAAAAAGTTACTTCGCGAGGAACGTTGGGAGGATATGCTTGATTACGGTTTAACGCTGTTCATAGCTCATTATCTTACGCTTTATCGGCGTACGATGACTGCAGCAAGTATTGGTGCGGATGCCGGCAAAATCGTAGGTAATGAGACCTCTAAATCAGTTGATGGCGTTTCAAAATCTATGGATGTTTCCGGCGTTCTTATTACTGATGCTGGCCATTGGAACCAAACTACCTGGGGCGTCCAGTTTTATCAGTTGTTGCGAATGGCTGGCACTGGAGGCATCCAATTATGAGCAGTGGTATTAAATCTTCTGGTAATGGTTTAGCTGACATTTTCCAAGCTGTAGCTGAACTCTCTCAAATGGATGTTTTGGTAGGTATTCCGCATGGGGAGGCTCGAACCGATGGTGACGGCCTTACCAATGCACAAATTGGTTACCTTCAGGAAACCGGCTCACCTTCTCAAAACATTCCTGAGCGACCTTTCCTTGTGCCAGGTGTTGAAGAAGTTCAAGAAGGGGTAGGCGATAAGCTGGTTAAAGCGGTTGATGCTGCTTTAGATGGCAATAGCCAAAAAATGATGAAATTGCTTGAGTCCGCTGGAATGATTGCAATGAATTCAGTTCGGGCTTATTTCGTTAATGGTGAATTTGCCCCTCTATCTTTGGCCACAATCCGTGCTCGAGGCACGGCGTGGCCGTAAAGGCGCTAAACAGTATCTTAAACAGCTTGAAACTGGTCCAGCTGAGTCTGGCCTAGTTCGGCCGTTGATTGATACTGGAGAACTTAGGAAGTCGGTTACTTACGTGATCATGAAAAAGGAAAAGGAGGTAAAGCGTGGCTCAACTTGATGTTTCAGACGTTTTGCTAGATCCAGACTTCATGGACACAGGCATTATCTGTAAGCGTACAGAGGTCATCGTAGGAAACAACGGACGATCTCAAGAGACGATTACCACAACACCTTTTAATGGGGTTGTTACTACAAATAATGGCCTTAACATGGACCGCCGACCTGATGGCACTTTGATTAAAGGCGCAATCAACATTCACACACAGTTTGCTTTAACTTCAGGCGATAAAAATACCAAAGCAGATGAGATTACGTGGAAGGGTAAAACCTACATAGTTGCTCAAGTGCTGGACAATCTACATTATGGCCAAGGTTTCATAAAAGCAATTTGCGAGCTTAAACCACTGGGGTAATCATGGGTGATTCTGCTTCAGGGGGATATATCACCCCTAGTGGCGGATCTGCTTATGACCAAGACCTAGAAGACATCTTTCAAGCTTTCATTGTCGGTATTACTTCTTTACCAGGTGCAATGGTTCGTCCACGTTTCCAAAGAGAACCACCGCCACTCCCCGAAATTGGTGTGGACTGGTGCGCCTTCGCCGTAAAGTCAATAATTCCTGATGATGGGCCTTACTTCGACCAGAAAGACGAAACAATGGATTCAATTCGACATGAAGAGTTGACGCTGTTTTTATCGTTCTACGGCGACCATGGCCAATCAATTGCAAACGTCCTAAAGGATGGTCTAGGCATTCCGCAAAACATCGCGCAACTCAAAGCGCAAAAAATCAAATTTATAAAGGGCGGTGAGATCATCACCGCGCCTGACTTTCTCAATAATCAGTATGTACATCGATATGACCTAACCGCTGTATTTAAGCGGCAAACATTACGCACGTTTGCTGTTAAGTCATTTGTAGATGCTGCCGATAGAATTTCCTAGGAGTTAATCCATGACATTGCCTGTTTCAGACGTTGTTAATGTCTCCATTAGTTTGGCGGCATTAGCAGCAGGGCCACGTAGCTTCGGTAATTTACTTATTCTTGGTGCCACGGATGGTGTTGTAGATCCAGTTGAACGTTTACGCGAATACTCGGGTCTTACACCTGTAGCATTAGATTATGGTACCGATGCGCCAGAATATAAAGCTGCTGAATTGTACTTTTGCCAATCCCCAAAACCCCGAACTTTATATATTGGCCGTTGGGTTAAATCGGCAAGTTCAGCGGTTTTAAAAGGTGCGGTTTTATCTGCAGATCAACGTGATATTTCAAACTTCACAGCTATTTCAGATGGTTCGATGAAAATCACCATTGATGGTTCTGAAAAGGTTGTAACTGCCCTGAACTTATCAGCTGTCACCAATTTAAATGGCGTGGCATCTGCTCTAACAGCCAAGTTGGGTACCGCTTCAGTAACTTGGAACGATGTTTATAACCGTTTTGAAATTACATCATTAACCACCGGTACCACTTCGACAATTTCCTATGCTATTGCCAATGCAACCGGTACAGACGTTTCTTCATTGATGGGTTTAACCGTTGGTCATGCTTCGGTACCAGTAAATGGTTATGCTGCTGAGCCATTGATGGATGCAATTACACATTTAGCGGACAAGTCACTTAAGTGGTATGGGTTAGATATCGCAGAGCCTATTTCTGATGCAGATGTTCTTGAAGTAGCTGCATTCATTAATGCGACTTCACCATCTCGTATTTATGGCCAAACAATTACTAATTCATTGTCTTTGGATGGTACCAGTACATCCGATCTGGCTTATAAGCTCAGCAAATTAAATAATGGTAGAGCATTTTCAATCTTTTCAGGTGATACGGCACATGCAGCAGCTTCAGTATTTGGGCGAGCATTTAGTGTCAATTTTAATGGTAACAACACGACCATTACATTGAAGTTTAAGCAGCTTCCTGGCGTTGCAGCTGAAGATTTACAGGTTTCCCAAGCAAAAGCGCTTAAAGATAAAAACTGTAATGTTTTTGCAGGGTACAACAACGACACAGCAATTCTTCAAGAGGGTGTGATGTGTGACGGCTCATTCATTGATGAGCGTCATGGTCTTGACTGGTTGCAAAACCATTTAGAGACAGCTCTGTGGAATCTTTTCTATACCACTAATACTAAGGTGCCTCAAACAGAAGGTGGTGTAAATCGCCAAAGTACTGTGCTAGAGCGAGCATTGGAACAGGCTGTTACAAACGGCCTTATTGGTCCTGGTCAGTGGAATGGTGATTCTTTTGGAGCGTTGGAAACAGGTGATTACCTGTCTAAAGGTTTTTACGTTTTTGCGAACAGTTTAGATGATCAGGCTCAATCTGAACGTGAAGCGCGTAAATCTCCGGTTTTCCAGATTGCTATCAAGATGGCAGGTGCAACACATTTCTCTGATGTGCTTGTTTCTGTTAACCGCTAATAAGGATAAGAAATATGTCTACATATTCATTTATGGATACTCAATGCACTCTTGCCAGTGATGACGGGGTGATTGACCTAGGTTACGGTGCGGGCGTTGCAGATGAAGGTATTACCATTGCGATGGCTGGCGATGCTAACACCATGACTATTGGCGCGGATGGTGAAGGGATGCATTCATTAAGTGCTAACAAGTCCGGCACTGTGACTATTCGTTTATTAAAAACATCACCAATTAACGCCAAGCTTTCTAATCTTTATCACATTCAGCGCTCAAGCACTAAGAAGTGGGGAAAGAACACTATCACACTAAATCATGCTGGATCTGGTGATAACGCTACAGCATCAAAATGCGCATTCAAGAAGCATACGGACTTGGCTTACAAGTCAGTTGGTGACTTCAACGAATGGGTATTCGATGCAATCAAAATTGATCAAAAACTAGGAGCGTATGAGTAATGCAAATCGGTAATTATGATTACGAAATTGGTCGCTTAAATGCAATTGACCAGTTCCATGTATCCCGAAAAATTGCACCAATTATCCCTACGATCATGCCAATTCTTACGGAGTTGGCAAAAGGTGAGCTTCAAAAACCATTGAGAAGTTAGAAAGCGCTGAAGAAAACGATGTGAGTGGCTTGGCTGAGGCAAATCTCGAAAGCCTTGGCGCAGCATTACAACCACTTATGGATGCCTTCGCTAAAATGCCCGAGGATGATGTTGATTATGTCATTAAGAAGTGTCTAGCAGCGGTTTCACGCAATGGTGCAAAAGTAGTGGTCCGTGATGCAATCATGTTTGATGATTTAGGCATGGAGCATATCTTGCCGCTAACTATCGCCGTCATTCGTACGAACTTGGGAAATTTTATTCAAGGGCTGCTTACGAAGGCATTGAGCACGAAACAGCCCACTTAACATTTAAGCATTTACCAGGCCACGAGGATTGGGTTTTAAGACCCGCTATTCGTGGCCTTTGTCGTTTTGAATCTTTAAAAGATGGAACTTTAGACCTTGCCGATATTGCATTGATGAATGATGCATTAGATGTGCAGGCAGATAACCAGCTTTTACTCGAACGATATAACGAACAAAACAAAGGTTGAGTTAGACATGAGTGATACAGTTATTCGTGATTTCTTTGTGTCCTTAGGTTTCTCTACGGACAATGAAGGCGCTAGAAAAATGGTCGATACCCTTAAAGGGGTAGAGCTAAAAGCGGCATTGCTGCACAAGACTTTATTGCTTCTAGCAACTGGTGCAGTTGTCGCAGTAACAAAGACAGCAAGTGAACTCGATAAGCTGTATTACTCATCTCAACGTATTGGCGCATCTGCTTCAAATATTCGTGCTTATGGTGATGCAATCTCACAAATGGGTGGTAATGCTCAAAATGCATTACAGTCACTTGAGAATGTGGCGCAGAAGATGCGTAACTCACCAGGTTATGAAGGCATGCTAACAGGCATGGGTGTAGCTACACGTGATGGTAATGGACAGTTGCGTGACCGTGTGGAAGTAATGAAAGACCTTTCAAAAACAATGAAAGGGATGGATTACTACCAGGCAAATGCTTATGCCAGTTCTTTAGGTATTGATGAAAATACCCTTATGGCCATGCGTGATGATAAGTTCATCGACAACATGGAGAAGTACCAGAAATTACGTCAAAGTGTTGGCTTAACTGATGAGCTTACCAAGTCTGGTACCGATTTCATGGTTGAATTCCGTGACATCACCATGACGACCAAAGCTATTACTGAAGTTGTTGTAATGACCGCAGGACAAGCACTTATTCCAGTGCTGAAGGTGATCAATAATTTCTTACGTAGTGCGATTGCATGGTTCGCTGAACTGGATCCGCGTTTTAAAGCTATCTTGGCCACTGGTTTAAAGTTTGCCTTGCTTGCGATTATCTTTGGTGGCTTTATTGGCACAATCGCTAAATTAGCTTCTGTGTTGCCAATGCTGAAAAGTCTGCTCTTTTTGATCAAGTCACTACGATTGGCTTTCTTGGCTTCCCCGATCGGTATTGTATTAGCGCTTGCCGCTGCCATTGCTGCATTGTGGGATGACTACCAAACTTGGAAAAATGGTGGTGAGAGCTTAATTGATTGGTCTAAATGGGAAGGTGGTATTGAAACGGCGATTGCCCGCATTAAAGAATTAGCCGGGTTAATCAAAAACCTAAAAAGACAAAACTGTAGAGTTTGTTACCAAGGCAATTGATGATCCAGCTGGTGCAGCAAAGAAACAGTTGCGGCAGTGACTGAAGCTGCTAAAACTGGTGCAGCTGCTGTAGTCAATGCTACGCAATCCACTGTTAATGCCATTAAGGAAAATGTATCTGCTTCTTCTTCTAGTTTCTCTCAAAAATATAAGAGCAAAAACTTCACTTCCAATAAAGCAAAAACGATTGAAGCTGTTGCAAAAAGCATAGGTGTAGATCCGAATGATTTAGCAGCTGTAATTTCTTTTGAAACAGCAGGTACTTTCAGCCCTAGTGCGAAAAATCCAAAATCTTCAGCTACTGGTTTAATCCAATTTATGGAAGGTAGCGGTGGTACAAAAGGAAAGTACTATGGTATGAGTCGAAAGAAATTTGCCTCCCTTATCGTTTGATGAGCAAATGGTATATGTTGAAAAATATTTTAAAGAGAGAGGGTTTAAATCTTCTAAAAAACGAAATGTTGCGGATCTATATACTGCTGTCACGGGTTATGGTTACAAAAAGGTAGTAGGGCTTATGAGCTTAATAAAGTATGGGATTCAAACAAAGATGGCTATATTGCAAAAGGTGAAATGGTGCAAAACAAGGATTTTAAAAAGCATCAAAGAAATTATTTCACCCCTAATATAGGCACAACCCCAAATATTAATATTAGCAACACAAAAAACTTAGCAAACGTTAGTAACCCTCATAAAGAGCAGGTGAACAATTCAAATGCTAGTTCTGCTAATATAACTATCTATCAGTCACATAAAACTGACATGACTATTAATGGCGCAGATAATCCAAAAAGAAACTGCTCAGGTTGTACAGCGTCACAATGAAAATACAATGATTCAAATGGCTAGAAATGTGAAGCCATTAATTGGGTAAGGTGCTTTATGAAAAAGGTTTTAGTAATGTTAGTTGCTTGTTTTACTGTTCAAGCTTTTGCTCATGAAAACCCAGATAGTAAGGGGCAATGCTTCGTAGTTGATGGGAAGAACATTACTAAATAGAGGTGGATCAGGAAATTTGAACAACACTTATAAGTGATATTTTGCTCCCCAAATGATGTTATAAACATCAATATATGGAGTATTTTATGACACGTAGACCAAGAAGAAATCATTCAAATGACTTTAAAGCTAAGGTAGCACTTGCTGCGATTAAAGCAGAAAAAACACTTGCTGAATTGAGTGCTGAGTTTGATGTTCATCAAAACCAAATTATTGACTGGAAAAATCAATTGATCTCAGCTTCCTCGCAAGCTTTCGATCAATCAAAAGCTCCAACAGAACCACCCATCGATCTAAAAAAAACTACATGCAAAAAATCGGTGAGCAGGCATTAGAAATTGATTTTTTAGAAGGTGTGTTGAAGAAACTGGGCCGCTTCAACCACAAAAGTTAATCGACGACTCACTTCAGATTTCAGTATCTAAGCAAGCTAAGCTGCTGAAAGTCTCCCGTGGTTGTTATTACTATCGCCCAAAACCTGTGAGTGAATCAGATCTGAAGCTGATGCGCTGTATGGATGAGTTACATATGCAATACCCTTTTGCAGGTAGCCGTATGATGCGTGATTTATTGAATCGTCAAGGACATCATATAGGACGACGTCATACACGTACTTTAATGAAGAAAATGGGCATTAATGCGTTATATCGTAAACCAAATCTAAGTCAGGCCAATCAAGCTCACCGTAAATATCCATATCTGCTCAAAGGATTGGCTATTCAGCGCAGTAATCAAGTGTGGTCTACGGATATAACGTATATCCCTATGGCAAAAGGCTTTGTTTATTTATGTGCTGTGATTGATTGGCATAGCCGCAAGGTACTTGCGCATAGAGTATCGATTAGTATGGAGGTTACATTTTGCATAGAAACATTAAATGAAGCTATTGAAAAATATGGCCGACCTGAAGTCTTTAATACAGACCAAGGCAGTCAGTTTACCAGTGATGCATTTATTGATGTATTGAAATCAAATGGCATTCAAATCAGTATGGATGGTAAAGGTCGATGGGTTGATAATGTGATGGTTGAACGATTATGGCGGAGCGTTAAATATGAAGAGGTGTATCTCAAAGCCTACAGCAATGTTTTGGATGCGAAGAAGCAATTAAACGCATATTTTGAATTTTATAATTTGAAACGACCTCATTCGAGTCTGGACAAAATGACTCCAGATGAGTTTTACTATGACCAGCTACCACAACAAAATAAGGTAGCTTAACTAGAGCAGAGTATCACTTATAAATAAGCTTTTAGTTGTTCAAACAAGTGGGACCACCTCTAAATCTTGTATTGTTTCTTCTGGCGGTGGTGCTGGAGGAATGTATACAGCTCTAAAAATTGGAAGTCAAAATATCCATATTGAAGAGTCAACTATGAATCCCGATAGCGAAGATCGTTCAATCGCTATGGGTAAAGATTTAGATCATATGATGGATGCAGAAGAATACTATCGTGATGGTAATTCCAAAAAAGTAGTTAAAAACTATAAAGATGGGGCTTGGTTCTGTAATAAACAAGTTAAAGGCAAACTAGATGTATGCTTTAAGACACGGTAATAATCAGAATGAAACAACTTTTATCTTTATTATTTCTTATAGTATCAAGTGCGGTGCATGCGGATCCAACCACTTTCCAAAGATTACTTTTAATTGATGATTTAGAAGCTTGGCTGAGTGAAGGGAAGTCCTTATTTAATTGGAGTAATGTATTAAGTAAGCAGAATAATGAAAACAATAGTTATTTGTCCCCTTCATTAATTTATGCTGATTATGCTAACAATATTTTTAAGGCAGAAAGTAAGTATAATGGAAAAATACAAGGTATTTATGGGCCATTCAATAATATTGAAAAGAGTCATGATGGAAGTCCGATTATAGTTTTTAATGTTAGCTACACTAATAGATTTTATGTTACTGGCCCATCAGTAAGTGAAGTTCTAAATTTAAATCTTGGCACTCCAATTAAGCTGAAATGTTTAAATTTTAAGTTGAGTTCCGGTGGTGATCTAAAAGCAAACTGCTCTTTCTTTACGAATACAAATAGAATGATTGCAGTTAACACAATTCAAAATAGGGAATACTCCCAAAAAATCAATAAACTGATTAATCAATATAATAATATTTTTAAACAAGTAGATCTTAAGCTTAAAGATAACTTCGTTAATGAAATAAATAGTAAGTGTAATTTCATTGATTCAACCAACTATGATCGATGTATGGAACTTATTCACAAGTCTATTTAATTAATTTAAAACCCACCAGATGGTGGGTTTTTTTAATGCCCGGAGAAAAGCATGGCTATCACTGGAAACAGTTGGCTCCCCTCTTACTTGGGGGTCATCGTTCAATAATGGGTTTATTTGCTGATGTGGTGATTGAAGAAAACCTTTCTGATGAGCTTGTTATTACAGAGCACCCAGTGGAAAAGGGTTCACCGATTTCTGACCACTGCTATAAAGCCCCGCCAGAAGTAACAATGAAAATTGGCTGGTCTGAAAGTGCTGGCAGGATGAATGGACTTATTGGGAATACATTTATTGGTTCTGATTTGTCACTTCTGGGGATTTACCAAGGTCTACAGGCTTTACAAGGCCAGCGGCTCGTTATCTCTACGGGCAAACGCCTTTATACAGATATGCTCATTAAGTCTTTAAAGAACGTTACAGAGGAGACTTCCGAAAATGCATTGATGATCGATATTGTTTTTAAGAAAGTTTTTATTTCAACCACTAAAGAAACATTGGTTTCTATTGCCGATCAAAAGAATCCAGAAGTTACCTCTGATGTAGTTGACTCGGGATCTAAACAGCCTAAACAAGTTGAACAGTCTATGTTGTCTCAAATCACAGGTTTGGGGCAGGTTGGCGGTGCTTATACGGTAGGGCTTTAAAATGGCTTTGTATGAAATCCCTTTGCTCGATCGCAACCAAAAGTTTTTTATCAAATTGAACAAGGTGAATTACCAGCTCAAACTTGTTTATAGAAAACGATGGTACCTAGATATTTTTCAAACTAATTCTGAGCCTGTTGCCTTAGGTATTCCTTTAGTCTCAGGTATCGATATTTTAAGCCCTTTTAGTCATGTAATTAGCGGCTCAATGTACGTTCAAAACCTCAATGAAGATGAGAGCCAATCATTTAGTGATTTAGGTACCAACATAAAACTATTTTGGCAGGATCCTTAAATGACTGAACAATGGAAGCGAAATTGCCGGCTAACCGTCCAGCTTAAATATGGGGAACCAGAGGCATTAGATTTATCAGAAATGCGGATTGTTTTTCGTATTAATCAACCTACAGCTGAAACACCCAAAGCAGCGGAGTTTTATATCTATAACTTATCAGTCGATACCATGAACCGGCTTGCTGGCGAGGATAATTCCAACGTGGGGGCAATGGTGACTTTTGAGGCTGGTTACGGTGAAGAGTTGGCCACAATTTTTAAAGGTTCAACATTCCAATATCGCCGTGGACGTGAAAGCCCGACTGATACCTTTTTATGCATTCTGGCTCAGTCTGGTGATAAAGCTAAAAACTATGCGCTGGTTAATAAAACCATTGCAGCTGGTACCTCAGTCGATCAAGTCAAGAATGAACTTGCAAAAGAGTATCAAGCGAATGGTGTAGAAACAGGCGAATTGCCACAGCTTAGTGATCAAAAATATGTTCGCGGCAAAGTAATGTTCGGGTCATTAGACGACCAGATCAGACAGTTTTGCAAAGACACAAACACCGAGTACTTCATTGACGATGAATACTTATACATGGTGGGTATCAGTAGTTTTTTACTTGATTCAGTTTTTGAAATGGATGCCAACTCGGGGATGATTGGAATGCCTCAACTCACAACAGAGGGGCTAATGGTGAATTGCTTGCTCAATCCACAATTGCGCCGTGGTGGGCGAATTCATGTTGATACGACAAGCATCCAAACTCAGGCATTTGATATCGATTACCAGACTCAAGGACAAGACCAGGCACAAAAGGACCTTAAAACAGCTGGCGGCATTAATGGCATTTACATCATTAAAGCAGTCGAGCATTACGGCGATACACGCGGCGATGATTGGTATACAAATCTTGTTGCAGTTGGTCAGGGAGCTGTAGTTCCTAAATCAGGTATCACTATTTTGGCGGTGGATTGATATGGCTTTAAGTAATAACGAAAGATCGCCTCATTTACTCAACATCATTAATGATGCGATTAAATCAGCCTTGGCCGTAGTCTGGACCAATTTACCTTGTATTGTTGATTCTTATGATCCAGATAAGCAAACAGTGACTGTTACACCAGCCATTCAAATTCCTGTAATGCAAGAAGATGGATCTATTGAGATGGTAACAATTAAACCATTACCTGATGTTCCAGTATGCTGGCCTAAGTCTGGAGGCTTTGCTTTAACATTTCCAGTTAAGCAGGGGGATGAGTGTTTAGTGCATTTTTCATCTCGATGCATTGATTTGTGGTGGCAGAGTGGTGAGATCCAACCACCGTTTGAAAACCGTAAGCATGATTTATCTGATGGTTTCGCTACATTTGCCCCTCAATCTCAACCTAAACGTTTAAAAAACGTGGCCACAGATGCGGTTGAATTAAGAAATGATGCCGGCAATGCCAAGATCCGGATTAATGATGCTGGAGAGTTGGAGTTTTTAGGTACCAAAGCTACTTTTAATTGCCCGGTTGAAATGAAGGATGGATTAGGCGTCGTAGGGGCATTAAAAAATAATGATGTGGATGTTGGATCTAGCCATGGCCATACGAAAGTACAGCCGGGTAGTGGTGATTCTGGTCCACCGAAACCATAAATGAATGAGGGGTCGCTGAAAGGCGGCTTTTTTTATGCGCTATAGAAAGTTAGATGAAAATGGGGATTATAGTTTCGGCCAAGGTCAAAATAATTTCCATATTAATACACCGGAGGGTGTAGCGCAGGCGGTTATGACGCGTCTTAAGTTTTGGGTGGGTGAATGGTTTGCTGATACCTCAGATGGTACGGGGTGGACAACAGACGTGTTGGGTAAATACACAGATCATCTTTTTGAGCTGATGATTCGCCAGCGCATTTTAGGGACTCAAGGTGTTCTCCGGATTGATTCATTCAATAGTCAATTTAATGGAGAAACACGCACGTTATCCATTCAATCAACCATAACCACGTTCTATGGTTCTGCCGATCTGCAAGGGGATATTTAAATATGGCACTAACTAGCATAGCCCCGGTAATTAACCAATACGGCGTAACAGTTTCAACATACAGCGAAATTGTTGAGCACCTTAAAGAAAAAATATCGGGAAATTTATGGCCAAGATGTTTACTTGGAAAATGATAGTCAGGATGGGCAATGGATTGGTGTAATTGCTCGTGTGGTTGCTGACTGTAATGCTGCTGTAGCTGATGTTTATAGCTCTATGTCACCAAGTACTGCTGACACCGATGCCTTATCACGAAATGTAAAAATTAATGGTATTCGCCGCGCAGTGGCCACTAAATCAAGTGTCTCTGTGGTATTGGTTGGCGTGGCTGGCACAATCATCAATAACGGTATCGTCAGTGACAAGAACAATAACCGGTGGTTATTGCCGACACAAGTTGTTATTCCTCCAGAAGGTGAAATAGTTATTACTGCTACAGCTGAAAAGCCTGGAGCAATTTTGGCATTACCAAATTCAGTTACAACCATTTCAACGCCTACCCGAGGTTGGCAATCAGTAAATAATCCTCAGGCTTCTACCTTGGGTGCGCCAGTAGAAAGCAACACTAAATTACGGCAACGCCAGGCACTATCAACCGCTATCCCATCACGTTCCTATACTGAAGGCATTCTTGGTGCGTTGTTTAGTCTTGAAGGTGTGAGCCGGTGCAAAGTCTATGAGAATAAAAAATCTTTCGTAGATCCTTTAGGGCTTCCTCCCAATTCATTAGCCGTTGTTGTAGCTGGTGGAGATGATCAACTGATTGCTGAGACGATTCGAGTAAAGAAAGCTCCCGGATGTGATTTATACGGAAATACAACTGTGATTCGACCAACGGTTTACGGTGATCCTGTATCAATCGACTACTGGCGACCAGTTCAGAAATCTATTGGTATCCGTTTTGAATTAACAACTAATTCTGATTACACCGTAGATATTGGAGAGCAAATCAAAAGCGCTTCAGCTGATTACATTAACCAACTCGATATTGGTGACCGTATTGCAATTAATAAGCTGTATGTACCAGCAGGCTTATACGGCGCATTGGATGCCCGGTCTTATGAAATTGAAAGCCTTCAATTGACTGTAGACGGCGTACCAGTTGAGGGTGATTACACCTTAGCTTTTTAACGCCGTGGCCTATTGTGACTCAGACAATATCGAGATCAGTGTTGCTGGAGGTGATTAATGCAAACAGATGATTACTTGAATCTGATCATTAATGAGCACCGATCTAAGCCAAAATTTAAACAGACTGTCAAAGAATCAATAGAACCTATTCTTGATTGTATAAACTTGCTGCAAAGCCTAAATGAGAAACTTGACTTAGATACGGCCACTGGCGATCAGCTTCACATTCTTGCTGAGTGGGTGGGTGCGCCTCTAGTTGTTCCCAATATTGTTCCTCTACCGTTCTTTGGATTCGAGGGGCAGCCTGAGGCGTTAACATTTGGTGAAACGGATAATCCAGATATAGGCGGTTTTTGGCGAGAATCGGGTGTTAGCAGCTATCGTGGCCAGAGCATCCCACCTCAAAAATTACCAGACGTAGTTAAGGCAAAAATACTGCTCAACAACTGTGATTGTACTCTCGATGAAGCATTTGAAATCTGCAAGCTATTAACTGATATACCTTTCAAGTTAAAGGACAATAGGGATATGACAGTTACCTTTGAATTCCTTGCAGACTTTCAACCTATAGATAAAGAACTTATCCGCTTGTTATTTCCATTACCAAGCGGAGTTGAGTTAATTTTTTCGGATGAAGTAGATGGATAAGTTAGAAGAATTTAGCCTGAATGGGCCAAAAAACACCGATGGACTAACTTTATTAAGTGGCTTCCCCTCAAATCAGAAACCGGCACGGCAGTGGTTAAATTGGCTATTCAATTCACTAACCAAAAAGATCAACGAGATTATTGATGCGATTCAGAATAATTCAGATGCAGAAATAGGAAAGGTTTCAATGTGGTTTGGTGAGGTGCCGCCTTTAAAGCATGTGGAGATAGCTGGGCAAACGTTAAATAAGGCAGATTTTCCTAAGCTATTTGCTAAATATGGGATTGCTGCAGAAACATGGACCTTACCTGATACACGAGCAGAATTTCCACGAGGTTGGGATAATGGGCGTGGTGTTGATGCAAGTCGTACAATCGGAAGCATGCAAGAAGATAGCATCAAGGCACATGATCACACTTACTGGAGCTGGAATGACAACACTGGTGATGATTCCGAAAGTATAGGCAACTATGATCCAAATGGTGGTGGACGTGAGAGAAGTAAGGTTAAAACTTCTTCAGTTGGCTCAACCGAAACCAGACCACGAAACTTTGCAACAATGTTTATTATGCGTGTTAGCTAAATAAATTCTTTAAATATTACCGCCCTTAGGCGGTTTTTTAATGTCTAAATTTTGGGTGGAATATGGCTACAAACTGGAATGCGATATTAGCAAATATTAATAACGCTTCGGATATATTAGCAATTCTTCGAAAAGTACTAGGTCTACTTGACGGGAAAGTAGATCTAACTCGGATCGATGAAATTATTGCTGATATCGTAAGTATGCAGATGAGTGTGGACGATGCATTAACTAGTGTAAATTCAGCGTTATCTGAGTTCGATAAGGAAGCACAACAAGCTATTCAGCAAGTTATTTCTGCAGGTTTAATGGAGGGATTTACCACTGAAGCAGAACTGCTGGCTTCTAGACCGTCTGAATTAAAGAAATATGCAAAAGCAGAAGATACAGATGTAATATGGTTTTGGAACAAGCCAGAAGGATCGCCTGAAGGAAATTATTGGACTAGTACTGGCTTAAGTGAATTAGAACGTGCAAAAACATATGTTGATAATAAAGCTGATTCAATTCATGGATTTGTTACAACTGAAGCCTTCACGCAAGGTGTTGGATTACCGGCAGATATTTCGGATAAAGTTGAAACAATAAATGGGCTTGTTTACGGAAATGATGGATCTGTAATTAGTACAACTGATGTTCTGTGGAATGCTTATTTTATTCCGGTTGAAGCAGGAGATATTGTTTCAGTAAGAGGTTTTTATGGTGATGTAGGCACTAATATACAAGGCTTGTTATTGCAGATGACAGCAAATAAAGGGTTCATTTCTTCCCTGTTTGCTTTACCATCCACAGGGTCAGTTATTGAGTATGAAGCTACTGTAACTGCTACACATGATGGCTTGATATATATGCGTCATCGTTCTGAAAATAACACCTTAAGTCACTCAATTATTAAGACGCCTCGATTGAATCAATATACTTTAAAGAGTGATGTAACCAGTATTTTATTTAATAATGAATTGGATATAACTTCTAAGTATTTGCCCAGAGGTAACTTTGTAATAAATCCCGACTTGACTATTTCAAAAACAATAATTGGTTAGCGTTTTTTATTCCTGTTAAAGCGGGAGATGTTATAAAACTTACTGGTAAAATTGGTAATAGTTCAACTACAGACCCATTAAAACATTTAGCTCAATATGATGAATCAGAAAAATTCATCGCATGGATAGGTGAGTCAGAGCAGCGAACTATTTACACTGGATCCGTCTCAGCCAAAGCTATACAAGATGGTCTAATGTATGTTCGTGTACGGCATGATTCAGGTGCTAACGATTATAAAATTGAGCGGATTCCTTTTAATCAAAGTCTACTAAATACTGACACCCCGCGTTTTTTTAACTCCTGACTCAATTTCTAAGTTAGTTGAAAATCATATTAATTTAACTAATTCAGATGAATATGAAACTGGGTATGTTATAGAGATGGGAGGGAATAAAGTCCCAACACTAAACACAACTTGGAGAAATTATTTCATTCCCTGCAATAAAGGTGATCAATTTATTTACCAAGGTCGCGTAGGAGATAGTTCTGTTAATAACCAATTCATGGTTATTGCACAATGTGATGAAGCAAAGGCATATGTTGAACCATTGGGAATATTTACAACTAATGGTTCAAATCAAACTATTGCTAGAGTCGTTGGTACTGCTACGCAAAGTGGCTTTATTTATATTCGTGCTCGCTTAGATGATGATAACGTTCAACGGTACAATATTGAAAAAATCGCTAAAAATTTTGCCGATAATGCTGAAGTATCTGCCCTAAAAACTCAAGTAATTAGTCTAAAGCAGAACGTTGAAAGTGTAACTGGTTCTATTAATGACACTGTTCAGCAAAAAGTTAATGAGGCATTAGATAGCAATATTGATCAAAAGATTACCGATATTGCTACAGAGAAAGTTACTGAAATTGCAGCAAGTACAATTGAGTCTAATGTTGCTGAAGCGATTGCAAACAGTGAAGTATCAAGTATTACTTTCATCGATTCTGAAATTGAGAAGTTGCCGATTAAGTCTTCTTCAGACCATGGCTATAACTTTGCACCATTTACGCAAAACAACGTTGTGAGTTTTGGTGACTATCAATATGTAATATTAGTTGATGAAAATCGAAATCCGATAGTTTTGCAGCGATACAAACTCGGTAATTGGTCATCTTATAATTTGGCAAATGTTGCTAATAATCCATTAGCAGCCCCTAACGTGGAGGATGGCCACAACAACTTCTCAATAGGTATAACCAAAAATGGTTATATTTTGATTGCAGGAAATCACCACAACAACACTTGTCGTTGTGTAATCAGCCAGAATCCGAATGATATTCAAAGTTGGTCGAAAATCTCTTTTTCCTCATATACAGCAATTACTTATCCAAGATTCTTAAGATACCCGGACGGGACAACTCAAGCATTTTGGCGCGAGGGAAGCTCGGGAGATGGATCGTACTTTACAGCAATTTTTGATGATACAAATAAGGTCTTTAATGCAAAGGTAAAACTCATAGATCAGGCGAGTACAGTTGTATCAAGCCCGTATGAGCAATCAATTGGGATTGGCGATGACGGATCTTTGCACCTGTGTTGGGGATACCGAGCACAATCATCTTCAGCAAATACGAACTTTGGAATGTTCTATGCAAAGTCTTTTAGATAAGGGGGCAACTTGGACGAGTGCGAGTGGTGCCAATTCTTATGCATTACCGTTGAATGATGTTAACTCCGAAAGGATCTACACGGCTAATCAAGGCTCAGGCTATGTCAATCAGAACGGAGGATGTTGCGATTTAAACTCTCGTTATCACACTGTAATTACTCAGTATGACAGCAATGACAAGACGCAACTCTGCCACATTTGGTTCGATGGTTCGATCTGGCGAAATGAGTTAGTCAGTGACTTTACATTTAAATATGACTTATCTGGTCCTGTGACGACAAATGAGCTTTCTCGCCCATTAATTTGTGTGTCACAAACTGGCAAGATATTTGTTGTGTATAGAACTTCAAACATGGGGCGCGCCAATCATATCCGCTGTATAGATGTGACTACGCCAAATTCTCCGAGGGATTTTTGTTTGGCAAAATTCAATATGAAAAAGTTAGAGATAGCTTTGAATACTGAATATGCAATCAAAAATAATGAAGTTGTCATGTTGTTATCAAGGGGTGGGGATGGTGTGACAAATGAACTTTGGAAAAATCAGAGTACATATTTGCTTACCGCACCTTTACCCATCTAAATCATTTATATAGCACCCAAATCGGGTGCTTTTTTTATTCGCCCAAGATCTGGAGGAAGGCATGCATGAACGATCAAACAAATAGTGTTGTAGAAGCAGCTGCAAGTACGGCTGCCGCGACTGCAACAAAATTCACTTATGGCTATGTATTAGGGGGCAGTTTGATTGGGGTAGTTGGCAAAATTGATTGGGCTGTCGTCTTTTCAATCTTAATCGGTATAGCAACCTATTTAACGAATCTCTATTTCAAAAAGCGGGATGAAAAGCGTAAAGACGAGATCCATAAGTTGCAAACGAAGCAATACGAGCTCACTAAAAAACGTTTAGAAGGGGATAATGATGAACAGTGAAAATACTCGGACATATTTAGCCTATATGGTTATTGCTATGTCATTTCTATGCGTACTTGGCTTATTTTTTATTGAGTATCCAGACAAGAATCGAGACTTATTAAACGTTTCTCTAGGTACTTTACTAGGTTTATCAAGCGCCGTGATTGCCTTCTATTTTGGATCTACAAATAAACAAAAAGAAAGAAACTGAAGATTCAAATCAACAGTAACTATCCAACTTGAGATGCCGCCTTCGGGCGGTTTTTTTACATCTAAAGGAAACTGAAATGAATATTGAACAATATCTTGAAGAACTTATTAAACGTGAAGGGGGTTATGTAAATAACCCTGCGGATCGAGGAGGAGCAACCAAGTATGGAATTACTGAAGCAGTTGCACGTGCAAATGGCTTTAAGGGCAACATGAAAGATTTACCGCTTGAAGTTGCAAAAGCAATTTATAAAAAGCAGTACTGGACGGCTCCGCGATTCGACCAAGTAAATACAATCAGCTCGGCAGTGGCTGAAGAGCTCTTAGATACCGGTGTGAATTGCGGTACCGGCTTTGCAAAACCACTTTTACAACGAGCTTTGAACTTGCTTAATAACCAAGGTAAAGCAGGGTTCCCCGACTTAGAAGTAGACGGTGTTTATGGTTCAGAAACGCTAGGTGCCCTTAAAACATACTTGTCAAAACGCGGGAAAGAAGGCGAGAAAGTACTAGTGCGAGTGCTCAACATTATGCAAGGGCAACGCTACATTGAAATCTGTGAGCGTAATCCAAAGCAGGAACAATTTTTCTATGGTTGGATCGCTAATCGGGTTGTTATATGAAAGTCTTTCATTGCAAACGCTCAAGGATAGCTTCCGTAATTACATTGCTGTGTATTCTATTTTCAGGATGCACAGCACATACGATCAAAAATAATATTCGAGTAAGTATCTGCGTACAGTGTGTTGTTAATTAGCATTTTGTACCAACCGGCAGAACTTGGCCAACTCATCTGCAGAGTTTGGCCAACTTTTTTAAAAAAGCTTAAATTATTGAAAATTAATAAAACTGTAAAATACGCATTAATTCTTTGATTGGCATTTTGTATCAATTTTAGTGCCCAGTATGAGCACCTAATTATTAATCTTTAGCATACCCTCAAGAGTAAAATAATTATTCGATTTAAGATTTTGAGACATCGACCAGACACGGTTTTGGTACATGCTCCCACCGAACCCGAGTTTATATTTTCCGTATTTTTCTTGAATACGTTCTATTGCACACATTAAATTTTCTGTTTTTTCTAAATCACTATAGTCTGTCAGTAAGTCATAAGTATAAGAATTTTTGCTTTCAAGAGCAGTCAACACCACCCCGCATTTTTTAAAATCCACTCCATATCTGTAAATATAATCAATCATTGAAGTTGAAGCCTTTACCAAGCATCGCACGTCATCTGTGGGAACACTAAATGATTGTGATAACTCACCTTTATAAAAAGGCTTATTCACATCGAATGGACTAGAATGTGCAAAAGCCACAATACAACCACACAACACTTGATCTTTTCTAGCTCGTGTAAATGCTTCTTGCGTCCTTCTGGCAATAGCCTCCTTTAAATCATCCTTATCAATAATCTTTTGTTTAAATGCCCTAGAAGAAATAATTTGTTTTCTTGTTGGTGGTGTATCTTCTATTTCGATGCATGCAATTCCGTTTAGCTCAAGAACAGTTCTTTTCATTACAACGCTAAATAAAGATTCAATGTGATACGGATTTGCCATCATTAAATCAAATACGGTATTTATTCCCATCACTTCTAATTTTCTAGAATGTTGCCGGCCAACTCCCCATACCTCTGAAACCTTTGTTTGTTTATAAAGTAAGTTACGTATGTTTTCTGGAAAGGATACAAGGTTGCACACGCCGTTAAAATTTGGATAAGTTTTAGCAAGATGATTGGCAATTTTTGCTTCGGTTTTAGATCTGCCAATACCAACACACACCGGTAGACCGATCCACATAAAAACTCTGTCTTTCATTAACTTTGCATAAGCATTTAAATCATATTTATATTCGTATGCAGTTAGTTCTAAGAAAGCCTCATCAATGCTGTAAGTTTCATGCTCATGTGGAGCAACAAACTGTTTTAAGATTGCATGAAAGCGCTTACTCATTTCTGCGTAGACAGGGTAGTTGCTTGAAAGTACGGCTACATTATGCCGCTTTACTAAATCAATTATTTTAAATAATGGTTCACCCATCTTAATTCCGATAGCTTTAGCTTCTGCGCTGCGCGCAACAGCACAACCATCATTGTTGGAAAGAACAATCACAGGTCTATTGTTTAGCTTTGGATTAAAGAAACGCTCAATACTTGCATAGCAATTATTCACATCTACGAGTGCAAAAATTCGCCTTTTCATACCATTTTGAAATCGTAACAAATTCAAGTTAATGGTAGAACTGAGGCAAAACAAATTCAAATTTAAAAACTTGTGGATAAACAAACAAAAGACAAAACTTGTCGTACAAACTTGTGCATTTGGTCGGAAATTAGTCGGACCAACTATCTACATGATCTGCCCACCATTGCATCATGTTTCTACGATCATTTAGCCATTGGGCATGGTTATATGAAGCACGTGTTTTGTTATCTGACACGTGTGCAAGTTGCAACTCTACCCAATCTTGATTAAATCCATTTTCATTAGCAATGGTTGAGGCGGTGGCTCTTAAGCTATGCATAGTAAAATCAATATCCAGATTATCTAATGCTGTATTTAAAGTAGTTTTCCCTATCATCTCGCCATCTTCACCCGGAAAGATATATTCACTATTTGGGTATAGCTCAAATTGTTCTTTTATTATTTCAATAAGCTGTTTTGATAAGGGAACAATGTGCATCCTGTTCTTTTTCATATTACGTTTACCGGCAAGAATTTCAGCTCTTGTAACAGCCGGAATAGTCCAAGTTTCATCCTCAAAATTAATAAACTCTTTTCTTCCACGTCTGATTTCAATTGATCTGAGCCAAGAATAAGTTGCCGCTTTAATAGCATTACTAGTGCTTTTTGAACCACCATATGCATTTAGTTTGGGGAACAATTCCTTTTTCTCAGTTTCAGTTAATGGCCTAGCATGGGTAACTTCTGGAAGTTTGATATATCCTCTTAAGGCATATGTAGGATCAATAGTGATTCGTTTTGTGATAATGGCATAAGTCAT